ATTGGGTATGGGATACTATTATACAACCTATTGTTTCTGTTATGGATACTATAACAAAAGGTGTGAATAATATTCGTGAAAAAATTATCAACTTAATACCGGATTGGGCTAAGGAATGGATACTTCCCAAAGATGTATATGAAGAATTCAGAAGTAAAAATAATGGTTCAACAGAAGACGCTATTATTGATAACTTAGAAAGATCGCTATCCGATAAGAAATCAGATTTGGATTCAGGCTCTTTTGCTAGAGGTATTAGCCCACACGATCCTAATAGACATATGAGAATGAAAGAGGCAAGGGAAGCACTCGAAAAAGAAGTTCAAGCTCTGGAACAAGAATTAAGAAGTAGACGTGGTTCAACTATACCTCACACACCCGCACATTTACTTAGGGCTTTACATTCTAATTATGTAGTAGATAATAATGCTCTTAAAGATAATACCGTAAGGTCTTTAGGTGAAGGGTCTGTTTCTAGAGAAGAAATGGAATGGAGTCCACCGGCTGGATCGTTGGTTCCCAGAATGCGTGATTCATCTCAAATGTTGCCTTCAGGAACGAATCAAAACGCACAGAATAATATTGTTGCACCGGTTGATAATAGAACGTATAATATAAGTCAAGGAAATTCGGGGAACCAGTCTCGTGGACCGGCCCCCCGTGTAAGCACTTCACCTATGCAACTATCAACTCTCGATAGAAGAATTGATAGTATGTTTTTTGGAAGTATTAGTTCAATCTGACTTGGTTAGGTTTCTAAAGTAAGCCATATCGTCATCATCGTCTTCGCCGTCATCTACATCAAATGGCACTGAATCTTCTTCAGGCATTGATGCCGATTCCTTTTCCTTCTGGAATGGGATTTCATCATCAAGTTCTTCTTCAAGAGACTTGTTAGATGCGGCTGGTTTACTAGAACCGGTATCGAATCCTAGAACCTTATCAAGACGCTTCTTAAGTTCTTCATAAGTCTTAAAGTTCTTTTCAGAAACTTCGTCTTGTAATGAATACTGTGATTTCCAGACTTCTTCTAGTTTATCATCGTCATCAAACAATGGTCCACAAGAATCAAATGAAGACTTATCATAACTTGGCCATTCGCCATCCTGACGAACTTTAAGCTTGAAATTTGCACCTTCCCAAAGATCAAATGGATTGAATGCTTCGTCATCATCGAATTGAGGATGCATTGCATCATTGATCATGTCAAAGATTTTCTTCCCAAAGGAATATAAGAAAACCTTTCCATTATTATCTGGATTACCGGGATCAGATACTACGTAAATGTTTGCGATATACTTAACTTTACGCTTCTGTTTACGCGCAATATCTTTATTTTTCTCGATACCTGAGTTCCAAAGTTTTGTGTTATACTCTGAACAAGGGTCATCTTTACCAAGAGTAGTAAGTGAGTTTTCAATGTAATACCCACCAACGCCTTGAAATCCATGACTAAACTTGCGAACATAGGCTAAGTCTTCACCAACTGGTGGTGGTAAGAAACGAATAACGGCAGAGCCATTACCTGTTTTGTCACGTGTAGGTGTCCAGTAACGTTCATCCTGATTACCACCTGATGAATTTAGTTTCTTGGCTTCTTCTTTGAGTTTTTCGAAAGTCTTTGAACGTGACTTCTTAAGTGCGGAAAAATCTGTAGGCATGTTATATCTCCTTATATACCTAGTATGTTGTATTTTACTTGTATGTTTTGTATAGCTTGTATATTACTAACTATTCGCAAAGTGCTCCTTCACGATAGTTAAGTATTTATGCTCGTCTATACTGAAAAATCCGGAAATCTTCAGAATTTTTTTCTTTGTTTCCGGCCAGAAGATCGGATCGGCAATCTTCTTATCCCACCTAGAAATATACTTTGTGCATTTTTCTAAGACTACCATTGTAGCAATAGTTACTTGTCCTGTCAAGTATAAATCAAGTAATCGTGGGTAATTATTTCCTTGAACTAGGAAATTCTCTGCAAAATCTGGTTCGAGGGATTTCAAGTCTTTCTTGAATACATAAGACAGGGATTCAGTCATCCTCTGGAAATATTTGCCACGCTTGATTGCATCATCTTCCAATAGATCACCAATCCATAATCTAGGATTGTATGCAAGGTTGCCAACCAAGTGTTTTTCTGTATTATGCATCTTGGCCAGTTTTTGAAAGTAATACTTGTCATGCCTAGTCTCGTAAGAGTCTAGGCTTGCTCTAACTTTACCGTTATACTTATGATAATCATATGAATCATGAGTGAAATGTTGTTTCAGGGCAAGATACATGACGTATGCCTGATAACCATTCATATTGGTAGCTTATCTGATTTCTCTATGAGATTTAAGTCTTCGGCTTCTTCTTCGATTTTTGCACGAAGTAATTCATTCTTCTTAATAAGTGTAGATACTGTTTCTACTTCGATATCATATTCTTCACAGTATATAACAACAGCTTCAAGATAAGAAGTGCCTTTTTTGTTTACTATACTACGAATATCTTGGAAGAATTTTTCTTTAGTCTTTATGTCATAAACCATTATTTAGACTTTTTCCATCTTTTTAATACGTTGATTATACTATGCATAATTTCTGTGTTATTTTCTAATGATAAGGTTATTTTTAGAGGTTCTAATTGATCTATTTTGATTGAAGCTTGATCAATACATAACACAATATCATCTTCTAAAGATTTTCTTACTGATTTCATATTAATTGTCTCTGGTTTCGTTCAATGCATATTCCTGTGCTTCTTCTACTGTATTGAAAGGTATATTCTTATAAGTAATTCTGTCTCCAAAAACTGAATACTTACGATCTACTACAGCATATTCCAAATCAGGGTGAGTATAGATAACACCTAATCCCTTTTTCTTTTTTATCCAATGTTTTTCAGGAACGACTTTACAGTTTTCAAATATACGTTTTGCCATTTCTTGACCATCTTTTACTAATTGATCAGCAAAAGCCGCACGTTCTTGGTGTGTTGAACCACGTTTTTGTGCTAGTTCCCGGCCCATTTTAACACTTTTGGGTATTGATATATATGTGATAGTCATAGTACATCCTTTTTGGAAAGTGGGTCCGTTCTGTTTCGAGGTGGAACCCATACCCAATGAGATTACGCTGCTAGAGCGAAGAAAAATTATAAATATATTTATCAATCATTAAAAGGATTAATAAATGGCTTATACATATTTAATTGGATGGACACAAATGAATAAATGGTATTATGGTGTAAGATTTACCAAATCATGTTTACCAACTGATTTATTTATATCATATTTTACCTCATCAAATTATGTTAATGATTTTATAGTTGAAAATGGAATGCCTGATGTAATTCAAATAAGAAAAATATTCGATGACCCAAATAAAGCAATAAAATGGGAATATCGAGTACTAAAAAAATTAAAAATACATGAAAATGAAAAATGGTTAAATCGAAATGTGGGAGGTAATATTGTTTTTGATGAACAAGTTCGCAAAAAAATGTCAGACAAAAAGAAAGGAAAGTCACCATCAAATAAAGGTAAACGCATGTCCGATGAACAAAGGAAAAAGATAAGTGACACTAGAAAATTAAAGGGCTTGGGACATAAAAATGCACAGTATTTACCAAGAATGATGGGTGATTCCAATCCTATGAGGAATGACACTGTAAGGAAAAAATTTTCTGAACAAGTAACAGGACGGCGAAAAAGATATAATGAAGACGGTAGTTGGAGTTGGTATTATCCAGATAAATGATGGGATTCTGTTTCTAGGCTCCCATCGGCCCACTAAATCATGCAGCTAATGCTAGATTTACAGGTGTATTAGAGTTTGCATTTATAGTTTTTGCCCTTTTACATAGCTGCCTATGGATACCTAAACTAAATTCTTCAGTACGTATCGATACCTTTCATCCCCATAAATTATTTGGTGGAGATGCCCGCATCCGAGAGCGGGGTCTACCCTACTTACAAATTTAGTCTCAATAACTACCAGACAGCATCATTTCTGGTAGCATTTCTATTTATATCACAGTGATTCCGACGAGTCAAGGGTTAATTTTACAAAAATTCATCTAGAGTGTCTTCAGGAACCGGAGACTTTTTCTTTTTCTTGCTCTTGGAAGATTTGTCTTCTGATTTTTCCGGATTGTTCATTGC